CTACGGACCTGGGATAGCGGGCTTACTCCTTAGGAGGGTAAGTCGCCGTGGGCCAAATTATTTTAGATAGGTTTTGGTTCCTATACCGAAATCATTCCTAAGATGATGAAACTACGGCAACCCTGTTGTCTTCGGTTGTGACAACAGGAAGAGGACTCTCTCTATTTCAAATTGCGATAGAGGGAACCCCTTGAAGAAGAAATCGTATGGCACTTTCACTCGACATAAGGCACTCGCCAAAGTCACTGATTTTGCCAAAGAGGCCCGATTGTGGATCTGACTGAATGTCAATTTTGACTTTTCACTTAGTGAAACCTTCGATAGCTGCTTTGTTATTCCTTATATTGGAGATTATTCTTCAATATATGGATATCTCATGCCTAATAAATTCGGCACCGAGATTACCGGCAGTAGGGAGTAGTGCTTCAGCATCCTTAGGGAGAACTGAACCCACTATCTTACCAACAGATTTCAATCACATCATTAGTGATGTATAGGAATCTGGAACCTCTTGTGTGAAGCCAGGAAGTCCTCTCATTTCTGAAGAGTAGGACTTATAAGCCAATCAAGTTGCCGCCATGGAGGCGGGATGAGGTAGGTTTTGCTTTCAACCATTCACACCCATTTGTTCTTCAGAAGCAACATTGTAGAGGAATGAGTCCTTTCTTCACAGGTTTTGATTGGGTGACACACCCTCTAAAACAAAATTTAGAGATTGTAATCACTCTCCCGCATCCGTTGTAAAGAAAGACGAAGGAATCTTCCAAACTGCTTCATCCATCTTCTCGACGCCCTCTAATATCTGCATTACAATCGCAGTCTTTAGTAGGTCCTCATCACTAACACCGATGTCCACTATTGGACACAGTTTAGATCCTAGGTCAGTTAGATTATTACCCATTATTGGATAATTTAAAACTAATCTGAGTTGTTGAAGGTAAGACAAACCGAGCTTGGCAGATTTCTTTTGTAAATAAGGAATCCCACCCAGGAGATCCATCCTTGGCTCAACCCCTCTCTTTCTCATTTCTATGAGAAGTAATGGAACATCGCGTCAATTACTTGCCGCATTTCTTACTACGGAAGGGGGTATTCTACTAACATCTTTACCATTAACGGAGACCCGAGAACAGAATTCAGTTCAGAATTTGTCCTCTACCGGTAACTTACTTTTGGTATCTTGGATTAAAACACCAATGATATCATAAGTTTCACGAACCTTTTCCATTAGGGTTCGGTTGAATATTACCAAGTCATCTCCTACTATTACATAAGAATCTTGTATTCTTGTGCTGGCCCTCTCCTCAGTATTGAGAAGAGACCAACAATAGTGAATTAATGCGTGATGAGCGAGCGAGGCCACGGCAAAGGAAGATTTGGCTCCCATTGGTTGTCCTACACTATAGATAACATATCTCTTGGCTCTTTCAGACCAATATGGTCTTTTAGATAAAAGAGTTGCCCAATGTTGACCGAGGTTCTTTCCCATAAGAGCCTCGACGACAATTTCCTGTATATCCAAGGGAAATCTGTCTGTCCAGTTAGAAAGATCTAATGACCAACTTGGTCCTTTGAAATTTCTAACCTTGGTGCTACCTTCACTATGATTTCGTAAGAAATCTGTGTGATGGAAATGTTCCTTTAGTTTACTTCTTACTAACTCCTCTAGAGGAGCTAGTAAGCAGTTGGTCCAATAGTCTACCATAGCTACTAAGCGGTGTTTGTTTAAGGAGTCTGGCACTAATGCAAGACTACCTAAACGGATATCCGAGATTTCTATCTCTTCTATTTTGGATAGGGATTCCACGTAGTTATAAAATTCATTGTTCCCCGTATGGGTGGCAAATAATTTAAAAGACTTACCTAGTGTTTTATCTTGAAGTAAAGCTTTGGCTTCTTTCACAGAAGAACTTAATGTAACCTCCCGATTAGGGCCTTGTGTCATCCTCATACGAGGACTGACCTCAAGTAATACAGGTTTCCAGTCTTCCTCTCGGAAATTAGGACTTCTTTTTACAAAAGTTCTAAAATCCTTAAGGAATATCTCAAACCGTTTTCGATTCCCAATAAAAGGGGTTTCGATGGATTTGAGATCAATATCAGGTATTTCTTTAGAAAGCCTAGCCATCGCTAAGATGGTAATGAGAGATTGATACATCTTCTCTCATCCAGGTTGACTATTGCTGATAAGGGTTATTAGTAGGCGTAAGCTTTCTAATTTCTCAGGCATTGGCGGAGTCCCTCGTGTTGCCGTTCATGGCAATGCCTCCGGATTTCTTCCTTCTGCTAGCAGTATGACATACTGTGTCTGCTCTTTCCATTTCTTTGTTCCACCAGTAATTCCATGGTGTGTAATAAGGTGATGATAAGTAGATGAAACTTGTTTAAGACATGAAGAATAGTAATCCGTATGGATTCCTATCTCTTTACACTCGAATATCGAAAGGAGTACAAAGTTAAATATGTGAAGGAATGATGAATCTTCCAAATTGGGAATCCAAACATTACCTTTAGATTTAACTCCGGGTTTCTCTGATTTCATTATTTCAATTTTCTTTGAAGTTTTGATTTTGGATGAATTGGAAGGACCAGCTTTTGCTTTGTTCAACAAAGACAAGAGTTGTATCCTCTGTGATTTGGTAATATTTTCTAAGTTTATATTTGGAAAATTAATTTTCATTTCATAAGAGGTAGACCATTGATGCCAATCGTCCCCGCCGTTCCTATTCGCAAGTAGTTGCTAAAGGAAGGGGTTCGATTAGCCTCCTTCGGGAGTATACTGACGAATCCTGGATCCGCAGTACTGTCCCTAACAGTATTCCCGTTCATTAGTGACCGGGGACGTGCG